AGTCCCGCCCGCCCAGATCTCAAAAAGGATGTCATTCGTGAAGGCGATATTTTTTGAAAACTGCACCTCTACGTGCTCGATCAGATATCGCTTGCCTGGAGGAGGGCACACAATAAAATCCGACATGTTCGTCACTTCGTCATTGTGAGAAAAGGTCGCAGTGACCACCCCGCCCGGAGCACTCCCGAATGTGACTTTGCCTAGCGCAAAGTCTACCGTGTAGGTCGATGCGGCTACCTCTACGTCGTCCACTTTTACGACGACTGCCCAATCCGAATGGGCTCCCATTGTTCCGTCTCGTTTTGGAATCCTTTTCCAATCGAACGCGAGATTGAGGCTATTAATATTGATCCAATTCCGTTTACCAGAGTCAGCCTGGAAAGCGTTCCCTCCGATATCAGAAAGAGCCTCATTCGTTAAGCGCACCGAATTTTGATACCACGTTGTTCGATCTGAAAATTCATGAGTAACGATGGTAACTGACTCGGCTCCAGGCTTGCCGCGACGAAGAGCGGTGTCCACAATAAGAACATCGTCTGCGGTCTTTGTCTCATCCATCGAGACGAGAAGCGGCGGTTGTGCCAAAGGCACCCCAGTGTGGGCTGCGACAATCCCATCAAGAAGTGTCTCGTCTCCTCCAGAAAGTGCAGCGTTAAACCAAATGCTCACCTGGTCCCCAAGAGAGTCGATATGATTTAGCGAGGTAACAATCGCGCTTTGCTGGATCTCTTGAGTGAGTCTGTCCACAGAGAGAGGATCTATTGTATAAACATATTCGTTCATGTCTGTTGCCCCAATCTGATAAGCACTAGGCTCCTAGCATTTACCGTACAAGTTCCGCTGCCCGTTCTCACTCGGACATCTACCGCCTGCGCTCCGGGCATACTCACGACGGTTTGCGTAGAATTGGATTGCGCACCACTTTTGTTAGCCTCCTTGCGCTCGGAATCTGCCACTTGCACACCGTTTTTATACACACTCCAAAAGTGAGAGCCGCTTCCGGTTGATCCAACTAGGGAAGCATTAAAAAATACACCGTAAGTCCCGGAAGCAGGCGTTATCGAAAAGCCTGTAATTAAAACGTCCGAGGCACTTGTCGTTCCGAAAGGTGTCGTAGAATTTAAATGATAATTTGTTACCGACTGAGAGGCGTCGGAAATTGCCGACTGATAAAAGACCCACACCCCAGCCGCACTGCCCGCCGTGCGAAGAGAAAAAAATCCGATTGAGTTTGCGACAAGGGTAAAGAGGATCGTTCCTCCCCCGTCTTTCACGCTTAAAGATTGTGACGACGCATTCGCGATCTCGTAATGAGTGCCAAGAAAAATAGAAGTCGCGTCAGGCAGAACGACGGAAAATCCGGTCTGCGTGCCCGTGATAAATTGCAAAGCCTTGCTGGAACTCGTCATAGTGAGAGTTCCGTTTAAGGTCGATGCGGTGGATGCCTGATCCCACACTTTAGAGGCAAGAAGTTCCGCCAAAGCGTCCTGGATGCTCTGCGAAGTAAAACCCAATCCCGTCTTATCGAACGGGATTGATCTTGCGACCGGCGAGAATCGAGGCTCCACTTAAGCTACCTCCGCGATCCTGACGTTATTCCCCGCCGTGCCAGCGATAAGCCAAACCCCTGTCGCATCCCCCACAGGGAGGACAACAAATTGATCTTTAAATAGCTCGACGCCGTTGGAAGTGGTGACTCCATTTGAGAATCCAAGAAAAATTCCATTCGCTTTGGGCTGGATAATTACACATTTGCGATTTGCAAGACGCGCACCTCCGACTTTGACCTCCACGGCGGAGGTCCCAACGGTGAGAGCACCATTGGTTCCCCCGCTTTGGAGAATGTCGGCAGTCCGTGCTTCCCGATTAGGAGAAACCTCAAGTGGGTTTGATTCCACACCGGCAGCACTCGCCCCGACGATTTTAGTCGTTGAGGCGGACTGAATTTCACTCAAATCAGCCATTAGAACTCGGTACCGATAATCGTCGAATACAGGTCTTGCGCCTGATTATCAAGGTTGGTGAGGGTGATTCGCACCTTCACGCCAGCCAGGACGACCAAGGGAACCGACAAGAGCGTGTCCGCGAGCGGATTCGCCGTGGAATTGAAGCGAACGGCTTTCGTGTTGTACGTTCCCGCAGCCACGCCCGTTTCGACTTTCACTTCCGCCTTCATTTTTCCCGAGGCAGCCGCGAGGATCTGCTTTAGGTTGAGGGTTTTTAGCGCCGTTACGGTGTACTCATGCTGCACCGAAGCGTTGGCCGCTACCGCTGCCGACGTGTTGTAGGCGTGAACCTCGTCGCCCAGAGTTTCGGAGAACGAAACAGGCAGCGGGTTTCCAGCGTTGATCGCGGCACCTGCGGAATCATGCAGCGAGACGTCCATCGCGTGGACCGTTCCGTTGCTGATCGCCGTGATGCGTTTTGTCTGATCCGTCTCATCCGGAGCGGCATCGCGAGTGTGCGCGATCATTCCCGACGCGGAAGGGAGCGTGTTATTTGTCGCATGGTAAACACCATCGACCGAAACCGCACCGAGTTCCGAAACGCGAATCACGCGATCTGCGGAGGCGGGATCGCTACCGTGCATCTTCGCTTGCGCATTGCCGTCCGCATCGACTTCCATTCCCAACGCTGGGTTTGTAAAATCGACAATCTTGCTCTGTAGCCGTTCATCAACGTCCGCCTGTGTGCGAACTGGTAACGAACTATTATAATCAGACATTCTTAGCCCCCTGGTTTAAAGTTTTTTTGTGATCTTCGATCAAGCTAACTTGCATCTTAATTTGTTCGTCCATTCGCTGAATATCCTCCATGCGCTCCATTTTTTTGACCTCGTATTCCGCGATCATTGATTGGGCTCGGAGAATGTTTGCTTCAATTTTTTTCTTTTCAAGAGGAGACATGGGCCAGTCCTTTCAATTATAGCAATCTACCGTGGAGTGATCCGTAAAAATCCTGTGCGACTTCCGCGAACGAAAAAAGCGTAATCGTAATCACCTTCCCGACTTCAGCGAAGTGTCCCACCGGGAAAAACACGTCGCCGTTCCTATTTGTCCAAACGATCTGAGACTGATCGAGAGTTACCCCATCGATCTTTACCCGCATCAACGCATCCCCCCTCCCGGAGAAAGACGCCTTTGAGAGAACAAAACCGTTCGTCCCTGGAGGGACGATGTAAGTAAAAACCGTCGTCTCACTCGCAACGGGGATTGCAGCCGCTTGCCAGGCTTGAGCAAATCCATCGTCGAACGAAAATTTTGGGCCTGAAAATGCCATTCCTCACCTTTCAGGTCTTGATAATGAAATTCATTACAACCGAGGGCTGTATTACCCCGTGAGATCCAGCTCCCGCATCCCCCGTCACACCAGAACTCACAGTATGTCCGTGGTCGGCGCTTTCACTTCCGGTCGAAAAAGCATGGGAATGGGCCGTGTTACCAGGAATCGTACCGACACCAAAAGGAGCGCCCCCGTTACCACCCGTCACGATATAAGACAGACCGTTGCCGGCTTCTTCGCCGTCACGGTTCGCATTTACGGTCTGTCCACCAGTAGACCCGCTATGGGTGTGATTTACCGACTGTCCGCTCGTCTGCAAAGTGCCAGGTCCGTGATTGTGGACAGGAAGAGTTTCGCCGCCTGGAATAGCTCCTAAAACTCTCGGAGTTAAGCCAGGACCAGCCCCGGCTCCTATCGCTACTCGACCCCGCTTATCGGGGACATTGAAATCAGGACCGGAAACGCCAAAGGGGGATGACCCACCGCCAAGGGCTGCAAAAAGTGCAGGATAAGTCGCCTGGGGATAAAGAGTTCCGTCACACAAGAGCCAACCGGCAGGAGCCGCAGCACCCGCGTATTCCCAAATCGTTGCGGCGGGGATCATGTTATCAAGCTTTGAAATTGCCGCTGGATGAGTGTCGTTCGCTGCGACAATTCTGGTCGAGGAGTACGCCTCGAAAGTGTTTTCTCCTGTGATTCCTAATCGCGTGCGATTCACCGTGGATAAATCCTGCCCGATAACCGCTTGCTCGCCGGAGGTAAGCTCCGGGATGTCCATCATTCCATAAATGATTGCGCCCCGACGTAGGAATAAAACCTGAAGCGTTTTTCCCGCAGCGCTGATTAAAGAAAGCGATGCAAAGTTTGCTACAAGAGGGAGGAGCGGCGAGAGAGGAGGTGTTTCTGGGATATCAACGTAAATGCACTGCCCGTCCGCTAATCCTATCGCCGCAGGAACTATCGTGTACATCGTGGGTCTTCCGGCCACTTCAATCTGAATGGTCCCCGACCATCCGAGATTACCTGCGCCGTGAGCACCTTCCCACTGGATCGTGCCGCCTCCGGTGTAGAAAATATTTTGATACTCTTTCAAGAGCTTCAAGTTCGTCGTCGGAGCGTCATACCAGTCGCCCGTGCCCTTTAGTTCCTGGATCGAAGTCGCAAGGGCATCAAAGGAATCTTTCACCGATTCAATTCCAAAATCGGAGCGAGGGACGCCGAAGTCCCACGGAGCCGAGACGTGAAAGGCTGCGTCTCTCTGATCGGAAATAACCGTGATCACTCCGCCCGAAGTCGTGACGATTGCGAGCTTGAGCTTGTCGGGATCACTCGTGAAGCCGATAGTATTGGAAACGAGCTTGGGCTCCTCGTGGTAGCAGGTATCGACCACCTGCGCGTACTCCACTTTCGCATTGTCGTCCCAGAGGGCGACGATCTGCGGTCCTTCAGTGATGCTCTCGACCTGAAGCTCAACATAGTTCACCGCGTTATTTGCGAGAGTAAGCGACAGGATAGGATCTCCCGCTTTGCGGAAAACCACGCCCTCTTTGCCGACCTTCTCGGTATCGAAAAGAAGAGAGTCGTCGATATTATTTACTCGAACCGAAAGACCGCCGTTATCTTCGATCTTCCAGTTTTTGAAAATGATATTGAACGGACTGAACGCCCGGTTGTAGGCGTTGAATTCTTGCTCGATGAAATTAAGCATCCTCTCGATATGGGGAAGATCTACTCTCTGATCGGCAACGAATCTCTGTTTCTTTTGCATTTACGCTCCTAACATTCTATGTCGCTTGGAACGACCCATCTGACGACGATTCCCGCCGCGACGACCGATTCCACAATCGCTTGCGCCAATTCTCTGGCTGCCGAAACCCCGGTCACATAAGCCGGGTAATCAAATCCGTCCGTGCCGGGAACGATGTACGGTTTCACAATGAAGTTAACCACAGTCCCAATCGGATGATCGTGAACAAAAGTATAAGTCGGATCGAGCAGCAAAGTTGAATTGCTTGGTCGCCGCGTGTACTCGACGACTTCTTCAGTCCTCAAGCCAAAATCAAAAATGACGAAGCCCGCTTGATCGGGGAAGGGCGAGGCGTCCTGCATATTCAGCGAAATAACAATTGAACCCGCCGTGATATTTTGGCTCGTCGTGCTCCGGTTTCGTGTGACGCTGTACGGTTTCGTCGGGTCGTGAAGAAAAGAGCCGGGATATTCCGGGAGCGACATCACATATTGCTCGCCAACCAGATAGCCGGACAGGTCTTCCGCTGGGCCGAATTGCAGGACTATGTTGGACGAGAGCGGCGCATCTGCCAGGGACGCCAAAAAATTAAGCAAATAATTTGCGGAATCGGTCGGTGCCGTCCACGAGGCCGTAAATCCCGACAAAGTTTTCTGCGTGATAATTGGCGACTGAAACTGCGGCGCGGGATCAAGAATATTTGCAAGCTGTGGAAGAACCGCGTAGTTCGCATTGGGCATTGGCGTAGAAAATACGACAGCGACACTCGTAGCACCGAGAGGGATTGTCACTGAAGCCGACCGGAATCCGCTATCGCTGAAAGGGACGATGCTCGTGTTGGAAATAATCAGAGAATCTTTCAAGTCCTGAAAGAAGTGCCCCAGCGCCAATTCATTGGTCGTAATTACCTTGGTATCGCCGTCTACGCTGATCGTAATTTGCTTCAGGATGTTATCGACAGAAATGATAAGGCCAGAAAAATTCTTCAGGTGCAGAGATCCCCGAAGCCCTCTCGCGAGCGTCGGGACGGTCGACGGAATCTGAATCACGATCTCATTCGGGTTAATCTCATTGATTGAGACAGCCGGATTATTTACCCCGAAGAAAACGTCCAGGATCAGCTTAATAATGTGACGAACTTGCTTCGGGCGAAAGCTCAGGATGGGGACGAGAGCGCGATACAATTCGTCTGAGATCGGAGTGGCTGGTCGGAACACACCGACGTTTGAGCCCAGAGCGTTTAGGTATTGCCCGGAAGCATCCTTTACGAAGATCTGATCTCTCGCGTCTTTTATTGCCTCAACGATTCGATCATCTTCGTCCGCCCACGCCGTCAAGACGGCCTTGATATTCGTATTCGTGCTGGGCTTATAAAAGCCCGGCATCGATCTTGTCATTTTATCAAGTTTTGCCATGTTATCCGACTACGATGTCATTCTCCGAAATTCTCGCCAACTCATTATCGGCGATTGCAATATTCGCGGTCGGAGAGATCATCTGCACATCTGAAACCTCCAACAAATCCTGTACGGCACAAATTACTTCCGAGATCACGACGTCCTGACCGACTTTTAAATTATTGATGTACGCCGAGATCGCAGACTTGATGTCGTTCTCCGCCCCGACGACCGTGAAGCCCTCAGACATCGTGATGTCAATTTCGATAGTGACGAGAACCGAAACCGGCTCTGCCACTTCAATCTGCACGCCCGCTGCGCGAAGGCCGGGGAAATTTTCTGGGTCATCAATTTTTCCGTCCACCGTTTGCTGCACAAGTTGCAGGAGGTTGGTGAAATACCGATACCCGTCCACGCCTTTACTGATCGCCGTGGGGAATTGCAGGACCGCGTTGCCGGTCCCACCGGGCACGTTCACCGAGCCGTCCTCGCCAATCGTAGGCGATTCAATTTGCACCTTCGTGCCTCCACCCGAGACACTTACGACCGCCTTCGTCGAAAGCTGAGTAACTCGCCGGTTATTCCAAAGCCGCACCACCTGATCCGCATTCACCGGCATGATCTCGTAGGTGTCCGCCGCCGCCGGAACTCCGCCGAAGGCGACCGAAACGGTTATCTGTCCCGTGCCGGGAATATAGGAACTGATCGTTCGCGTCTGCCCAGAGAACGCTCCGCTTGTGAGCCGAATCTGGTAGCCGGGGAGGTCCGCCGCATCCGGGAAAACCACGGTGAGTGCGGTATCAAAAACGATAGTCGTGCCCAGAGAATTTGTAAGCGCTCCCGTCTTTCCGCACGGGACGGAGAAACTGTTCACCAAGTTCCCGTCGATAATCGCAACAATCGTCATTCCGGGCGAGAAGGCGAAAGGCCCAGCAATGGACTGTATCGCTGGGACGTGCGGGAAAAACGCCGTCTTGGGTGCAGTAGAAAAACCCAGGACCACGTTCGCTGTCCCGCCGGTCACTTGTACCGTGCCGGTATCGGCCCAGGTAGCCGTTCGGAGTTTCACTTTCAAATCAATAACCGTAGCGCTGACGCCGGGGACGCGAGCATTCAAAGCGGTCGCGATCTCGGCGGGAGTGGCAACGCCAGGGATTACAAAATCGCCCGCCTGGAAAGTGATCGTCTTGGGAACACCGTCGAGAGTGAAGTTGAGAATTTCTCCGCCGAAGATCCCGAAAGGACCGTTGATTGAAACGGCGTAAGCTCTCGTGTCGTAGGAGCCGAGCGTAATCTGATCTCCGGGTAGGAGCGGAGTTTCCAACTCGAACTGCCCGATGAAGCGGTTTAGCGTGTAGTCTCGATCCATTCCGACCGCTTCCACTTCGGTAAACCCTAAGACCTCATTCATCGAGCAAACTTTAATTCTGCTCTCAGTAGGGATGGAAATTACCGCAGGGTTATTGCGTCGGATGCGAATCCAGTATTTCGCAGCCCCGGTTTGGAAGATTACTTTCGCCCAGGTATGCGGAGCGCGGAAAGTAACGAATCCGGCTTGCTGCATCCCATTGGTGCCGTCGTAAACTCCGAGCGGTGCCCACACAAGCCCGTCCCAGAACTCAAAGATGGGAAGCAGGCTCGCGTTCGCGGTCGCAGCGAAATTAAAATAGATGCTCTGGAATCTTACGTCGTTATGCCCAACGTAGAGCATGTCCTGATCGTTTGTGAAAAACGGAGTGTTCGAGGAATTGGTTTTTACCGCCGCAGAAATATCTGTGGGAGTGCCCAAAACGACTTTCCAAGCCGCATCGAAATTCTCGATCACGCGAACCTTGGAACGGGCGCTGCGGATTTGGTTCGACGTGATTCTTACCCGCGTCGCATCCGAGGAGGCGACCGAAGTGATGCCCGAGATCTCACTATCAATCAGAGCCGCGACCTCTTCGGCTGTCGCGAAAGCTGGCACCGCAAAGTCTGCGGGATCAAAAAATACGAGTTGAGGCCCCGCGACGTTGCCGTCCACGACCAGGCAAAGCATTTGCGGGCTGGACATGTTGTAAAGTTCGCTGAGAGTGGATTCCGTCGAGGCGGTAATTCCATCTTTCCCAAGCTGCGTGATCTCGTAATTTCGCACTAAATAAAGATTGGTGGAAGATTTTACGACGAGCGAGAAGTTCAGAGCGGTGTTGGCGTCGCCTCCGACCACACGGATTCTCTCATTGGAGCTTGCGCGGGCAAAAATTCTTACTCCATCGCCAATCGTTTTTCTCGCTTCAATTAGCGTAGAGGCCCTATTGATCTTGGTGAGCACTTCCTGCGAGGACGCGGCACCGGGCGTGGAAAAGTCGGTCGAATCGAAAGTGATGGATTCAAAAACGCCGTTCACTTCTACCGTTAAGATCTCGCCGCCAATAAGAAGAAAGGGCGCGACGTTCTGAGTTTCGAGCGTCGCTTTTAAGATCGGGACATTATCCGCTCGCAGGAATTTCTCTCCGCCGGTCGCAAGGGCCACGACTTCTTCAAAGCCAACGTGCTCTGTCGAGGGGAGGAATCCGGTCCCATCGTCGATGTAAAGCTTGACGACTTCGGCGGGGAGTGTGGGCTCCACGAGGGATGCCGAAACCACGCGCTTATTGTCAATTTCCGAGAGGAGCCCGATGACACCGCTATTGATTGCTTTCGGCGTTCCCCGCGAAAGGGATTGAATCGTGTCCTTGATTCGGTCACGCAATTCCTGATCTGTCTCTTCGTCTCTGCCGTTCGTCACTCGCTGAGGGTTGGACACCACGGCAGTCGAAAAAGGCGGCGAGGGAAAAAGATTGATGGAACCGATGGGCACGTTCGCCGCACTTCCGGCAACGACGGCGGTGATCGGAATCTCGGCAACGAAAGATTCGCCGTCTAAAATAATCGCGTTCGCATCGACCGTGTAATCAATTTGCTCGTTGATGTCGGATGCGGGGACGGCGACCAGAGTTCCAATCGGAATCGTGCGCGCTCCACCTTGCGAGAGGATTACCGCTTCCTCGACGCCGTGATCGAAAGACAGAGGAGCCGAGAGGTTGAAGGTGACGTAGCCGATGTTTGCCGTGATCGAAGAATAGGGAACCGTTTCAACGCTAGTCGTTCCGCGTCCTACGATAATGCTGCCCGTGGTGGGGAATCCCACGCTCGACACACCGTTTAAAGATGTCGTCCCAGCATCCGGTCCTGGGAGGGCGGAATAAATTTGCGTAAATTTCTTGGCAATTGCCGAATCCGAGAGCGTCACTCGCGTCGAGGCATTGCGCGCCGGTAAGCGCGTAAGGTTGTACTCAATCGCCCGATCATCCAAATCCGTTCCGGTCGTAGTATCGAGCGCGAAGTTGCGGATAATTTCGAGCATCTGGAAATACTGTTCGTCGTCTTCTTGCGCTGCTGCTTCGAGAAGAGTGGTAAGGACTGAGCCGAAATTTACGTCGGTCAAAGGTGTGAGCGCGATCATTCGCGCTATCATCTCGCCTAAAATTTCCGGGAATGTACGTGGACTGAAAGACATATCTTCTCCTAATTAGGCAACGACAATGGAATCGGCACTGGCTGTTCCAATTGCTTAATCTTTAGAATCATATTGATGCGGGTCGTCCCGCTCTCTTGGAAAAGCTGGACGAAAGGAATGGATTCTATCCTGGGATCTGTAGCAAGAGAACCGACAATTTGATCTCGAAGTTCTGCGATGTTGGTCGTCTTGCTTCCGATCTGGAGGTTCGTCCCAACCGAGGGATGTCGTTTTAGACTTCCCCGTTCCAGCAATAATCTGATTCCGATTGCCTGGACTAAATTTTCCACGCCTGCCACGAGCGAGAAGTCCGAAGCGTTCGTCAAAATGAGATCCCCATCCGCATTTAAACGCAGATCTACACCTAAGTTTTTTTCTGCGAAATTAAAAAATCGCGTGATGTTGTATTGCTTATTCTGAAGCACACCGATCTGGTTTGACGCAGACTGTTGCGGAATAAGAATCAAATCCCCTGGTTTCAGTACGCCGTTACCCCCGGAAATATCGATATAAGGAGGTTTCAGGCTATTCAAAAGCACGATGTCACGGTAGGTGTCCACATTGCCCAACTCTCGCGCGGCGATAGTCTGGATGTCGTCATTGCCGAGGATACGGACCTGGCGCACCGACTTCGGCTCACGAAACGTGTACTTGTCGCCAAATGATCCTGCGATTGCATCCTTGTTAGCATCGTAAACATTCTTCGCAAAAAATGGATCTTCCTGAGCTGCGAGAAGAAGGAGCCCTCTTTTCACCGAGCCAAAAGCATTCAAGACTTGCAGCTCCTGATAGGTCGTCTCTCGTCCTGAGCCGGTGAAGAGTTGAGTTTTCCCTGTGGCAGTATTGAAGTCGGAAGTATCTCTCCCGAAGGCGTCGTTCAGATTGGACTCCACGACCTCAATGGTCTTTTTCAAATCGTCTACAAACGCGCGAGTAAATCCTAATACTCCTGTTCCAACGGCGCGAACCGCACCAATGAGTTTTGTAATCGGAATAATAATTGTATTTGTGACGTCCCGCTCTATTCGAGAAACAATTCCGATGGAACCTACAATAATTTTCTGTCCAATTTCCAAATAGTCAGCCACGGTGTCGATAATGGTGTCGATGTTTTCAAAAAAACTTGCCTCATCTTTTTTGTGATCTAAGGAAACACCGATGCCTTTTAGCGCAATAGAATAGCCGTACATGAGAGGACTTTGCGCCGAACGTTTCATCGAGAACTTCATGGGCTCGACGAATAGGAATTCGCTGTCCTTGAAGTTTTTGAAAACTAAACGAAGCTCACCGTTCTGTCTGGTGTCGAGACGTTTCGCCTCCACATAGGCGCGGATGTAAGATCGTAACTCGTGGAATTCCTCGAAGCCCGAATGCCCACTCTGCATGATCGGACGTCCTGTACGGGGATCGGCTCCCCCTTCTCGGCGCAAGGGGGAGATTCCGGTTGTTCCGGAAATAACGATATCTTTTAAGATTGCGCCATGATGTTCGACTAACACACCCCGTAGGGTGGGCGTAACTTCAATGGCGAAAATTTCATCCTGCTGTAATTCTTGCGGATTGATTTGGAGCCGCAGTTCTTTCCAACCAGCTTCCTCTTTTTTCCCACCGCTCAAAATACGATAGACCTGGAAGCCGTAACCCCGGCTCTCTTTCCAGTCTTTATTGCGATAGTCAGGCACATTCGTAAAGCGTCTGGTGTCAATGCCGGAGATATCGGGATATTTAGTCTTCCCCGTTGATCCTCCAAAGATATTCGTTAGCGAATCAATCGCGCCCTGAATCTCGCCGATAATGTTGCCGAATAATCCCATATCTCCCTTTGTCGGATTTAGGTCACTGTCCCAACAACAACCTGAGAACCGCCTTGAGGATCAGGACCAGTCGCATTTACGACGCCCGTAGTCTTAATATGAGTTACGATGTCCGTTGCAATCGCGATCCATTCCGCCAAACCCTTCGAATCCTCGGCTGGACCGGGCGCAGGAGGATTGCGCGATTTGATATTTGTCCAAATTAAAGTCCCAAGGACTGTCCCGCTCATTGCCATAGTTACACCTTAAAAGTTTCCAATTTTGTTTTGATAAGTGTCAGATCAAGAATGAAGTTAGGGAGGAATTTCTGCGGACCCATCAACGTCATCGTCTGCACTTTCGTAAGCGTGTCCACGAGCTGCACCAAAAGGTCCATCAACTCCGCCGTTGCACTCTTTATCTCGTGCTTCCCGTCTTTATAGAATTTGTGCGTTCCACTCTCCGTAGAGAATGTTATGTCGTTTTTTGATACAACCTCGACATCGCCGTTGTCTGCGATCTTAATCATCGTCCCGACCGCAGCGGGATTCTCTACCGCTCCATCTGGAGATTTTCTCCCCACTGAAGTTATTGTGTAATTGGAATCCTTATCGATCTTAACTTCAATCCCGTTGAACTCCATTACGTCGCAAAGTCCGTTCGCCTTCGATGCTTTGGTTGCCTGCCTTGGATGTTGCTGGGCTCCAACGATAACCGGGTAATCCCCGTGCCCATCAACGAACATTACAAAGACCGCTTCACCGTCCAAATCCTCGTTGCGCGAGGATTGGGGATCAATACGCCCGGCAAAAGCCTTTTCGGTCTGCTTACGGATGCGCTCATTGAAATTGTAAACGCCTCCACCTTCTTTAAGATTAACGGCATTCCGGTATTCTTGTCCCAGGCATTTGACGACGTACTCTACTCTTTCTCCGGATCTATTCGCCGGATCGTCCGGGTACAGCGTTCTAATAACGCTCCCGCGATAAATGCCAAACATACGGCTATGGCTGTCACTCCTCTTCCTTCCCACGGGAACGCTCGATGGGATTACACCGCCGTCTCTCGTGTATCTCATTTGTCCGTCACAGTCTTTGCGATGTAAACATTGTCGATTAGTGAATCAGGCTGGCCGCCGTCTGCTTCGCTTAGATCAATGAAAATATTTTTCGAGACGGTCGATTTAAACTGCCCGTGGGTGAGCGTGAAAGTCGTGCGCCACACGTTCGGGAAAGTCCACTCATGCTCGTAACCCTCGATAAGAAAAATTTTCTCAGGATCACCGGAACGCGAGGGCTTAATTATGAGAGCCTTCCCGACTTCCGCCTCCACGACACCCGTGCATTCAATCGTCCCCGCATCGTAGAGGTGATTAAAGGAGTGCATGTCGTAGACCTGTTCCATGAAGGCCCGAAAGATATTCAAGTTGGAATTGGCTCCGAGAACTTTCACGCCTTTTTTTCGCGCATCTTCCTGGTAGCAGAATTCCAAAGTTTGCTGGAGCCTACGAAGACCGTGGCGCTGAATCGACTGGCGTTGGAACGTGGGATTACCGATTCCTCTTGCGAGATCGAGATTGGCGCTGGGAGAAAGCATGTAATCGGTTTTCAGCGTCGTGTAGAGCCAGAAAAGATTAAAGCGGGAATGGTCGTCCTTCCCCATATTCTCGAAGCGAATTTCTGCGGGCGATAGCTCCAAAAAACTTGTAGAAGATAATTCCTGAAGCGTTTGGACTGCGCCGCCTAAAGTCCCCTTTACGCTTGATCGAAGTGCGGGCGAGCAAACTGGTCTGGGACGCAACGTGATCGTCGGAACCGAGCGACGATTGCTGTCCTTCACCATTTCGATATAAAGATCGTTTACGAGGGAATTCGCTCCGCGCTTTAAAAGCTCCCAGAGAGAGTTTGAATCGTCCGGCGCGAGCATCTGATTGGCTTTAAAGCCCGGCAAATTGGGTGTGATATTTACTCTTAAGAGATCGTAAAAATTCGCGCTTGCGCCCGTTTGGCTCCCGAAGAGAGTGACGACGGGTTTCGGGACACGCCACATCCCAAGCCCTGCGGTCTTTCCCAGGTTGGTTATTGCACCCGGCCCCAGAAATACGTCGATAGCTGCTTTCGTGATGTCGCTTGGGTTTCCAGAGAGCGGAAGGCCCGCCGTGCGGAGGGCCACATCTAGCCCAGACATTTGGTTTGTGTACGGATCGAACCAAATGTCCGTGTCCTCAAAAACTTTTCCAAAGTCCCTTCCACTCACCGTGTAGCGCAACTCGATCTTATCATCGTCGTCATTTTTCGAGAGCGTGCGCGACACTCGATCTATGTTGCCCAGCATGAGGAGGTTGGTGTTCCCCCGCTGCGCTCCTTTTTTCACCTCGTATTCGTCAAAAATATAAATTGCGATCCAATCGCCCGGAGAGAGTTTCGCCTTCCAGTTCGTCGTCGGAAATAGCGTGAGATCGAAAGTCCCCGAAGATTGGTCGAGAGACTTATTCATTCGGACAGAGGCAATCTCTTCTTCTAGCTGGCCCGTCTCAAACGTGAAGGCGTCGGTATCGAGTTTTGCCGAATCGGACGCGGAGGCAAGCCCGGTCGCAGCCCCAAGGTTCTGACGCTTGTAGTGCCAGTAAACGACGGAGGCAAACGAACTTCTCGACGCCACAGAGCGCTTATCGAGTGGGAATCTCCCAAATGGGCCACGATCTCCCAGAGAGAAATTACTCATTTACCCGTGACCTCTCTCCTTCGATCCATCACGGTAGCGTTCCCCGGAATTCCACCCTTTGTGGTCTTGGAATTATTTCTCGTGGCTGTCGTGTTCTCTTTCAGCGCCTCCACCAACTCTTTTGCGAAAGCCGCCGCAAACATTTCCGGCGTTCCCGCAAGATCATCACCCGAAGGAGGACCGCTCTTGCCGCCGTAACTTAAGAAACCGCCGTTGTTGCCGCCTACTTGATCCGTAAGATTGCCGGAATTCACTTTTCCGAGCCAACCGCTCGCGGTATCCCAAACCCCTTTTGCACCAACCGCACCCTCGCCCGCGACGTTACTCATTCGGTCAGTAAGATTCTGTACGCTCGTATTGAGATTCAGGATGCTCCCATCCAAATTTTTCATCACAAGAACTTCAGGAGATTGTCCGGCTTCCTGTAATTTTTTACGATCAAACTTGGTGAGCTTGAAAGCTTCGCCTTTTCTTTCCGCTTCCTGGATTCGGAGGAAAAGTGATTGCGCCGCACCAAAATCTTGAATGCCGGTCTTTTGCTGGAACTGGAGTTGCTTTTCTCCCATCCCCATTCCCGAACCTGTCGCCATAACATCCTTGAAGATGTTGCCGATAAGTTCTGGTCCCTTGAGCCCTAGCGTTTTTATCGTCGAATCGTCGTAACCAAGCCGCTTCATGCGGTCCAGATCCTTCGCGCTCGTTTCCCCAAAGAGCCCTTGGGATCGGCGCAACTCAATGTCGGCAGCCGATGCACCCGGCGAGGACATCTGAATTGCGCGCGCCGCCTGCGCTTGCTGGTAGCGATCCCCATTCGAGAATGCGCCTCCCATTTGCTGAATCGTGCGGAATGCCCTGCGCGGATCGTCCTTAAAAAAGGACATGCCAGCGAGGCTGGAAGCCATGCCCGCCAGGGAACTCGTGTCGATGTTTACCCCTTGGGACATCTGAGTGAGAGATTCGGTCATCGAAGCGAGGAACTCTCCCACGCGAGAACCCGTAAGCCCGCTCGTTACCGCCGCACCAATCGCGGTCGCCAAAACTTTTTCACCCTGCGCTCCAGCACGTCGACCAGGGG